GCGGAATTACAGTAAAAGTTTCAGCAGTAGTAGAGGTAAGAGTGAAGCCTGCAGCTTCAAATTCACGTTCAAGTATTTGAGTTGGTGTTTGCGTGACATAAGGATTAACACTATCCGGACTAGGGAAATCAGGAGTGCGGGAAACAACTTTTTGTTCCTCAATGTCTACAGTCAAAAGACCAACGGATTCAGTTTTGGGTTGGGGCAATGCGCCTAATTCTAATTTTTCTTCGGGGAATTAGAGATACCCTAGTTTGACCGTCCCCACGGAAAACCAGGTCCAATGCGAATTATAGGTGAGCGCAGATACAGGATCAATCGCGGGTCATGCAGTAAGCAAGTCCTCACCAGGTGCTCAATTTACTCTTAGAGCTAGAGGTTCTTTTTGCCTTTTTGAAAGGGGAAGGCTAACCCCACGGGAAAGTTATTAACAATAGAGAGCATTGTCGGCGAACCGACGATGATAATCTCCAAACTCCTTAGCTTTCCAGGGAATATTAAATCGGACGGAGTAGTCATAAAGAGCAGCACGCTCTTGTTCAAATCGTTGTTGTCCGTAGTGGTAGTATTCCATCAAAGCTTGTTCAACATTGATGGCCATTTGTTGTTCTATGGTAACTCCACGTTTTGGTTTTCGTAACCAGAGGAGCATTTGGGATATGCTATCCTCGGCAAGCTGAGCATGATAAAGCATGTCACCAGATTGCCACTTCTTAAATCTACGGCAAAGAAATTCAAGGTCGTCTATATTAACGAAGTCATTTGTAATTTCTGTCTTCTCTGCAGTAGTGTATTCCATTCCGAAGTTTTTGGAAATGAAGGCGCCAAGTTTTTTCATGGTAAAAAACGGCGCTACTGTGTCGGATACGCTCCAAATGTTATCATCCCCATAGAACCAAGCAGCCAAATGTTCTTGACGTACGAGGTCCAGGGAATTCTCTTGACATACTTTTTCAAAATAATAGTTGAAAATAACTACGTTAACAAAAGAATTTATGAAACCAGTCAGCCAGCCTCCGGAGGAATTCATCCAATCCATGAGGTAAGCTTCGGTTCCAATAACGATAACAGGGGCAACAGCAGACATACAAACACAGTACAAAAACCAGTCCCACATAGGATTAGTAATGAACCAATTAGTGTAAAGTCGCATACAACGATAAAGAAGATAGGCAAATTCAGAAACGATAGACGTATCGTAATTCTTAAAATCACCACCTCCTAAGTTAGGAAATTGCAACAACTTTCGTATGAGCATGGTCCAGTCTTTAGAGTGGGGGTTGACACCGATGGCAACATCAGAAGTTCCGAGATGTTCTTTCATGAATGATACAATATCACCCATGACCATAACAGTTACGACTAAATGTGCAAAACCGCCGACGCAAAACAAACGCGTCTTTCCAAGACGAACTCGGAGTTCGTCTCGAATCTCGTCTTTCAGACAAGCGGCAACAACATTTCGAGGTTG